AATAATCATTTAGTATTAATTTCAGGAAAATCCAGTTCAGGTAAAAGTGCAAGTTTACTGGATATGGATAACCCCGAAGGAATTATGTATTTAAATTGTGAAAATGGTAAGAAATTACCTTTCAAAAGTAAATTTAAAGAGCTGACTGTTACTGAGCCAGATCAAGTATACCAGGCATTTGCTGAAGCCGAAAAAATGAAAGACATACATACCATTGTTATTGATACTCTTACATACTTAATGGATATGTATGAAAGTACTAAAGTACTAAACTCAACAAATACCATGCAAGCCTGGGGGCAATACGCACAATATATGAAAATATTAATGTCTCAGATAGTAGCAAAGTCTACTAAGAACGTAGTTTTTCTGGCACATACTTCAGATATTCTTAATGAATCTGAAATGATAAATGAAACTATGGTTAAGGTTAAAGGATCTCTGATGAATCAAGGTATTGAGAGTTTCTTTACTTGTGTAATTTCAACTAAAAAAGTACCACTAACCAAATTAGAAGACAAGATTGCTAAATCTCCAATATTTAAAGCTACCTCAGAAAATAAAGAGGATGGGTTTAAATATGTATTTCAAACTCGACTAACTAAAGAAACAGTTAACGAGAGAATTCGTAGTCCTATGGGAATGTGGACCAGAAATGAAACGTATATAGATAATAACTTGCAAAACGTTATTAATCGACTTCATGAGTACTACAAATGAAAAGGTTGTCTTATGGAAGCAACAAATACTCAAATTCTGACATGGACTTGCCTTGATTGTGAAGGGGAGCAAATAGAAATTTTAGTAGCTGGTATGGATCTACCACCAATTTTAGAATGCCCAGACTGTGGGCATAAAAGTGACATAATTGATTGGGAACTATATTAGAAAGGAGAACTATGAGTCACGAAGGTAATGATAAAATTATAGATAATAAACGAGATAACTTGGATGACATACGAACTACGCTTACTCAAAATATGACATTTGCTGCTATAGAACTTGGTATTGGTGTAGTACAGGAAATTGCTGCAGAAACCATAAAACGAAAACCAGGTATGTCTGTTAAAGAATTTACTAAAGTATTAGATGAGTTTACTGAAAAACAAAAAGAAGCAGTAAAAGAAGCATATATTAAAAGTACACAAGATCACAATTAGCCATGTGATAAGTTTGGGGCAATATTGCCCGTTTAATCCCATACAATATAAGGATAAAAATTATGAGTGAATGGGAATTGCCAGCCAATGTAGAGACTACATCTATAGAAAGTGGTGGAGGATTTATTTGGGAATCTGGTGTATATGATACTACCGTTAAAATGGTATATCTTAATCAAACTGCATCTGAAGCAGTTTGGTTTAATGTTATTTTAGAAAAGAACAGTGGAAATTTCTCAGAGCTTCGAGAAAACTTTTGTGTCAGATCCGGTAAGGTTAAGGGTAATAAAACTTATTACACGAAGGATGGTAAAGACTATCCTCTTCCCGGATATGCAATTGCAAATTCTATGTGTGTAGCTGTTACAGGCGAAAGCTTAGCTAAATGTATGGAGTCTGCAGAAAAGAAAACTGTTAATGTCTGGAATCCCGAATTAAAAAAAGAGGCACCTACAGAACGTCCAGTAATAATGAGCTTAGTTGGTAAATCCGTTAAAGTAGCTATTCATCAAGTTATTGAAGATAGAACTGCTAAGAATGACAAGGGTGATTATGTACCAACTGGTGAGTCTCGTACTGTAAACCAATGTAAGTTCTTTGGTAATGCCGAAGGTAAAACTGCTGAAGAAATTACTAGTAATGAATCTGCTACTAGATTTGATAAGTGGGCCCGGAAGAATACAGGCACAGTTATCGATAAGTCTACTGGCAAGAAAGGCGGTAATTCTGCTGCTGATATTATGGGTAGTTCATCTGCAGATGCACCTAAAGGTTCATTATTCAAAGACGCAACAGAACCTCCATTCTAATGCGAGTTTGCGGAATTGACCCAGGAGCAAATGGAGCAATTTGTGTGCTGGATTCAAAAGATCCAGCGCACGTTGTTCTGTTTGACCTAAAGAAAGCTACAGTATGGGACATCTATGACAAGCTATTTACGTATCAACCAGATTTAATCTGGATAGAAGACGTACATTCTCTGTTTGGAATGTCAGCTAAATCTAATTTTACTTTTGGACGTAATTTGGGAAGCATACATGCTATAGCTGAAATAAACTGTTTTGGTCGTCCGCCTAATACAGTAGCTCCTAAAATATGGCAAAAATCTATAGGCGTTACTGCTAAAGGTAAATGGATTAAGAAAGAAGTTGCTCAAATAGCTACAAAACTATATCCAACAGCTAATATACGCGGTAAACGAGGAGGCTTATTAGACGGACGCTCCGACGCTTTAATGATCGCCCATTATGGGCTATATAATAAGGAATAATACTTATGAAAATAGAGATAGATATTGATATTGAAACTATTGTACGCGAAGCAATTCGTAATGATACATTAACTGGTAATCTAATAGTTAAGACTAAATTAGCTGATAGTATTAAGGATTCTTCTAAAAAAATGGCTTGGGAGTATGGCCGTAAAAATGGAAGACGGCGTACTACAGAAGAGATAGCTTTACATGCGCTAGAGAAGAAATATGGACGTCTATTAACTCCAGAAGAAAAGGGTGAGGCTAAGGCTTTTATTCAGATTGATGAGGATACAGAACTTAAAGCTAAAGAAGATACGCTTACTAAAATACGTATTGATGATATGGTTACTGAAGGCCTGGCTGCAGCCTCTAAGGAGCTAGCTGAGGAGGAGGAAGATCTAGAAGTACCCCAAGATGAGGAGCTCTCTGAACCTGCTTCTAAAGAGCCCTCAGAAGCTACAATTCCAAAAGCTGAGGAACTAAAAACTAACTCACTATTCTCATCATGAATTCAGACGATCTTGAACATTTACGAGAAGTACTGCGACGCCGTAATGAGAGAGTTAACAGTACCTGGATAACTACAAAAATTATATTCTTTACTGTATTAACGGTTATAGGACTTCTTGCTAGTTTATTATTATTACCAATATTTATTCTAGTAATAGGTGGAATAATAGCATTTGGGGTTTATAAAATACGATTTACAGATCCTGATCGTTAATTAAGCAGTCCTTTATATAGTCCGCCTCCTAATATATCCTTAGTAATTTCAAAGCCAGTTAAATTATTGGCTTCGTCAAATAGATTAGGAAACTGCATAAGATTTGGTGAGAAATCTCCACCTAACCACGCACTATTCACATTACCTAGCGTAGCTACTCCAGTAGTATGTTGCAGTAATGCAGAGATTCCTACAGCTGTAGGACTGGTTTGAACTAATATGAAAGAAAAGCCGTAGCTCCAGTCATCTCTAATGCTTCTAATGAAGCAATTAATGATTCATCAAATAATACAAAAGCATCAAGAGCATCATGCATAGCTCTTTTAAAAGTATGACCCTGAACAGCCATAGCATGTTCTATCATTACATACCTGCCTAAAAAGTCTGTCATTTGAACTATTTGTCGAGAAAAGTTATATCCTATAGTTCCTTTAGCCCAAAATAATGTAGCTGCTATTGTTCGTAGGTTTCTAGGAATCATATCCCCGACCCCTTTTAGCTTTCCTTTAAATAAAACACGCTTCATACGATTGAAGTACCCGTCAATCTGTGCTTCATTTAGATCTTCTACAATTAATGAATCCAATCCTGCTTTAACCATCTTATGTAATTTATTTCGTTTTAGCCGTACTTCAAGTCTTTTTACTTTAAGTGCTTCAGGACTCTTTGTTTCATCTAATTTTTTAGTATTTATAAGATGTTTCAATTTTGCAATTTCTTTACTATCTCGACTATATTTACGATATTCATGAATTCCTTCTATAGTTTTACTAATAATATAAGGTAAAGAAATCTTTCTCATACTCAGCTGTGCTACGTTAGAAAACATATTTCCAAATACTACTTCAGGCATCGCTAGTACTATTCTATTTTTACCGTATCCGACTGTCTGTCTAACAGCATAATGAGCCAATCCAGCTATTTGTTTAGCTCGCAGTTGCAGAGGACTATCACCTTGGAATACTTTTAATTGAGTAATATCTAATTGTTTAAACCCAAATACTTTTTCAACGATATCGTGCCTGACCATAAATGTATCGTTAACAGCAAAGTCTTGTATATATTCTCGAACTGCTTTAGGAAGTTTTCTATATCGATCAATATATGGTCCGTCTGGATCTAGGAGATCAATGAACTGGTCTGGATGAACCTGTAACAGATCTGCTTGCTCATGAACTAAAAGATTGATGGTTTCTATATCATTTTTAATCGTATTTTGACGGTCTATTAATCTAGACTGCATATGAGCAAATACATTTTGGAATTCCAAATCTGGACGCAGTAGTTCTTTTGTAGATTTGTGATCCATCATTATACGAAAATCCGTAATTACATTTGTTATTGGATCACGGATGGGGCGGAATTTAAATCTGCTATCAAAACCTAATTTATTAGCTAGATCTGCTTGGTGTGTTTTAAATGTGTTAATTGTATTTTTTATTTTGCTAAAATTCGGTTTATTAGTTGCAGAATCTATATATTTAGGATTCTTCATTAGTATTTCAGTTAATGTAGTACCCATATTTCGTTGGTTAGTTGTAGACATGATTCCAGAAATGTCTGATACTTCTGGTATATTTCTATTGATATACATCGTATCGTGTGTCTGATCTTTATCTGTAGTACTAACAGGGTATGAATGTATGTATCCCGAATCAGCCATTCTTTCTTTATCAGAAGCTGGGCCTATTTTAATATCAGTCAAGTTATCCATACGTTCAACAGTGTATCCTTTAACCATTGGAACAGCATCACCTTCAAATAAACCCTCACGAGATTCTTGTTTATAATGTATATGCGTATCAAACAAATCAATAATTCCATTATCGGTTGCATTAGTATTAAATTCATTTCTGGATAAACCCTGAACTAAAGCAATCTTCCTTTCGTCTACATCCTCTAAAGCAACCAGCGTAGCAAATGCATCTAACCATCCAATTTGTTCTTCAGTAGGATCTACTATATGATCAAAAGCAATTGAAGCTGCACTCATATATGCACCAGCTACTCTCTCGGTGTAACCTGTAGCAATGAAATGTCCTAGTTCATCTGCATATGCTATAGCTGGATCATTTGCTGTTAGATTTAATTTTTGTTTAATTGTCTTTTTCAAGACACCTCTTTGTGCTACAGCATTACTATCTTTACCTATTAGATTCATAATTTTTTGAGTACTACCAGGGCCATCTAATCCTAAACCAGATGTTAAGCGAAGACTGGCTAAGTCTGCTTTTAGTATTACATCAGTAAGCGCTTCCCTGGTTTCAACAGACATTCCGTGTTCTTCCATTTCATCAGGAGATATAGATTTCCAAGCATTATTAAACCAATCTATATAAAATGTCTCAGTCTCTTGTCTTAATTTAGATATAGTAATTTTAGCGTTTAATAGTTGTTCTTTTAAATCCTCGCTTAATGCTCCTCCACCAACTTCGTTGGCTATACCACGTAATGTATGATTTAACGTACTCATAAGTGCCATTCTATGAACCTGAACTGAGCTGTGATTACTAAGAGTAATGTGCGGAACATTGACTATTCCAGTAGCATATGTTGTAAGCACGTTTGTCATACCACTTTTCATTCGTCTCTTCCCGTCTTTTGTTTCTGAAATAACTTGTAAGCTTTTTCTTCTAATATTAAGACCTACTCTATCTGCAAAATCTCGAATGATTTGATCTGATTTATCTAAAGCTTTCCAGGTTTTACTCTGTAATTGTGCATGCTTACTTTTATGTTTATTTTGAATTGCAACTAAGTGCTCCATAATTGCAAGCGCTTCTGCAATTGAAGAGTCATTCTGAGCTCTGTATACTTTATATCCAAGTAATTCTTTAACAGTGTTTACAACTGCCTGGATAACATCCATTAATTTACCCATTAATCCTTCTCTTTGACCAACAGGAGTCTTCTTCATAAAATCAATTAACTGCTTATTAGTACCGGAATATGCTAAGAACTCAATTAGTCTAGCCTCTTCATGTGCATTAAATGCATGGTTATATTGGTTTTTTGCCATTTCAATTTCTTCTGCTGTAGCTAAGCTAGTTGGTCCAGTTCCTTTTGGACGGAATACTTTCCACTCATTACCTTTTCCATATTCTTCTCCTAAGCTTTTATGAACATGAGCGTATAGTCTTTCAAGGCGATCAGCTACTAATGGACGTTCATTTATAGCAATGGCAGTCATACCATGCACCATTTCATGAGCATATACTTCCTGAGGTGACATTCCATTACGCGTTACAGGACTTAGCTGGCTAACTGAAAGTCTCATACGTTCAGACTCAATCTCATATGTTCCTTGAGTAATCCCCCCTTCAACTTGCTCAAATGTTAGCTGAATGCCTCTAGTTGCCTCGAAACCCTCAGATACAATACTAATAACATCATTTAGTACGCTAGTATGCTCATCCATCTCTTCTTTATTAGTGTAATATTTACGAGAAAAAGAAGTCATTTTGTTAAATAATGTATCTACATTTTCACCAGTAATATCACCAAGATCCTTGCTGGAGGTTACTTTTCCTTTATCCAGGCTGTTTAAAGAATTTAATAAATCACCTATTTCTTTTGGAGATACGTAATCTGGCCGTAATCTTTGTAGTATTTGTAATACAGAGTATAGTTTTTCATGCCTATCACTACGAATAGCCCATTTTAAGCGATTAGTTGCATTATCAAGTCTTAGAGAAGATGGAGCAACTACAAATTCTAAAAATGAGTCAGGTGTATACTCTGCATCTGGGCTATTTAAATATTCATTTACTTGATCTAATTCCTTGTCATTTAATTGTTTAGCTATCTTTGTCCAAGCTTTTAGTTTTTCTTTACGGGAAAGAGCAACTTCATATTTAAATAATTTATCTCTTATTTCACTTAATACATTATTAAACTGAAATGCCCATGGATGCTTGCTTTCTTTCTGAGTAATTCTTCTACCGACTGATTTTTTTAAAACATCTAGAGCTTCAATAGCTTCTTTTGATTGAGAAGATGCAGGACTTAAGTATAGACCTTGAAGGGTCTTCTTGTAATTCTCATGAGAAGGACTAAGTACAGAATCACTAGTGACATTTTCTTCATTTATAAGCCCTAAAGAAGCTTCTATTAGATCTTTCATTAACTGTACATCCCAGGTTTTGCCTGAACTTTGAATGCTCTCTCTTCCCCACGGTAGCTTAGTCCGGTAAAATTCCTTCTTAGTAC